GAGGAAGCACGTAAGCTATCTAAGACCGGAGTATTCAAAGCACTAGAAACCACCGCAGGTAAGATACAGCGTACTATCAAAGCTACTGATAGTGCCTTCCTATTAGACGGCTCAGATGCAGAGCGTTACTTTCAATGGCACTTCTTGGAGAACGCAGCAGGTACAACAACAAGGACAAGTAGCGCAGCAATGAAGAAGTCTGTTAATGATGCTTTGTTGCTAACAGAGATAATGCCTCCGTTCAGGGAGTATGTTGCATCCTTCAAGAAGCGCACAGGTGTAAGGAGGTGGTTCCCCGGTACTAAGTGGGCGGATGATCTTAACACGGAACTCCGTACAGAGATGGAGCTACGGACTAATGCCTACAACACTGGCACTAAGCACGTAGCACCACACAACGCAGACACGATAGCTATGGCTGATGCTCTTGATAAGGCTAATGCTCAAGCATTGGAACTCCTACAAGTAAGTGGTGCGTATGGTGCTGAGAAGGTAGGAGCAAGACCGGGATACGTACAGTTGTTATGGCAGGGCCGAGCATTGCGTAAGGCTGCACTTATCAAAGGTCTTCCTGAAGCATACCAGAAGGCTCTTGCTGAGAGTTACGTTGAAGCTACTGGTATGTCTCTTGCTGATGCAACTAAGGTTTCTAAGGCTGTACTCCTACGTGCAAAGCGCAAGGACTTAGGCTTAGACTCCAATCCACACGCCCTACTGAGTAAAGACTCAAGGGAGTTCTTCAGGTCTACACTAGAGAACTCCGAGAGTATGTCACCAGAAGAGATAGATGCCTTGCTTGCTAGGATAGACGCTACGATGGCAGATAGTGGTGCAAGTGCTCGTATGAAGCGTAGGACTAATGTTGACCTGCTTAAGACGTTTGAGCATGAAGGTCAGCAGTACAGCTTGCTGGACTTGGTAGACAATAACATGCCTATGCTTGCAGCACGTTACATGGGTGAAGCTTCTGGTAGGTCAGCCCTTGCAGCTAAGGGTATAACTTCCGAAGCGGAATGGACAGCTATGCGAGAGGCTATTGTGGAACTCGCCTCAGAGCATGGTGCATCACCGGAACACATAGCACATCTTAAGAGTGTTATCGCCGGTACGTATGACCAGTTGCTCAGCCGTCCTGCTGCTGGTGGTGTTAACAGGCACGCACGTAGGTTAATGGATGGAGCACAACTAGCTATCCTTAATCAAGCTGGCCTACCTCAGATAGCTGAGTTCTCTCAGATACTTGGTGCTCATGGCTTGCGTAACATGTGGGAGATACTACCCGCTGTAAGAGCCTTCAGACGGTCTGTACAAACAGGAGAGTTAAGCAAGGACATACTCAGTGATATATCTCCGTGGACTGGTCGTATATGGGATGAGCACATGCTGTACCGTACAGACATACGCCTTGATGATAAGCTCGGCCATGATGCTACGTGGCTCAAGCGTCTTGATCGGTTGACAGCCAGTGCCAAAGACTTGTCGGGTTGGGCGAGTGGTATGTATAGCATCAAGCGTATGCAGCAGCAAATGACCGTTGCACTCCAAGCAGGCAAGGTTGCTAAGTTCGTGAAGGGCATGAAGATCACGGACAATGGAGTGCAGCTTACAGGTGAGTTCGCAGGACAAGAAGCACGCCTAGCTGATGTAGGGTGGGATATGGATTTCCTCAAACGGATGAAGACAGTTGAGAAGCACTTTGAGTGGGATGGTGACACGATACAACGTCTTAACATACAGGAGTGGCACGACCCTATTCTTACAGAGCAGTTCATAGAAGGTATACACAGACATACGCACCAGCTAATACAACGTCCTATGGTTGGTGAAACACACATCTGGATGCACAACACGGTAGGAGCTATGCTCACACAGTTCCGTAACTACCCTCTGGTTGGGATAGAGAAGCAGACCTTACGGAACATACGCTTTGCAGATGAACAGGCTTTTTACACGACTATGTACGGACTCGGTATGTCCAGCTTAGTCTATACGTCTAAGGTTGCAATTAACGCGCAAGGTAAGTCCGACAAGGACAAGAAGAAATACCTTGATGAACGCTTGAGCACTTCCGGTATGTTCAAGGGTGCTATGATGTACGCTGGTGTTACCTCAGTAGGTCAAGACGTTATCAACGGTCTTGGGGCTGTTGGTCTTGCACCTTCCGCAATGGTTAGCACTCAGGTTAGTCGCTCTGGTGGTACTCGTGGTGTTGACTTCAGCATCAAGGACATACCATCACTAGGCTTTGCAACTAATGGTATCAATGCAGTAGGTGGTTTGATTAAGAACACTATCGACCCTTCCTACAAGTACAGCAAGAAGGATACTAACGCATTGCAGGGTGCTACCATCCTAGGAAATCATTACCTAACTGCTATGCTCTTCAATGAACTAGATGCTGCCGTAGAAGACCACTAATAGATAACATACAACTAACTAGCCCTCTTTGACTTGTTCTTAGAGGGCTTTTTGTCTCTTCAGTACCCCTTATAGAATACGAGAATACAATAGGAGGGCTTATGGCTCATTCGATAATCAATTACTTAGGCAACGGAACCGGTGGGCCGTTTGCCGTGAACTTCACACTAGGCTTCCTGTCGAGATCGCACGTAACTGCGTATGTACAGGGAGAGCTTGACGGTGCAGGAAACCAGATATACCGCACGATAACATGGATTAACGATGGGCTAGTAACCGTATCTGGTGTGGTTGCTGTGGGTGCTGAACTTGTTATCAGCAGGGATACCCCGGTGGATAACGCACAACACGACTATCAAGATGGTTCTGTCCTTGATGAGCAAAGCCTTGATGAGAGCAATTTACAATCCCTGCTGATTGCACAGGAGTATGCAGATGGTAAGCGTCTTAGCAACCTGAGTAGGGACTTAGACGTATCGGGTTATAGGCTCACAGGTCTTGCACCTCCACTGCTACCGAGTGATGCTGTACCTTTGAGCTACATACCACACGACTTCAGAGACTTGGCTACAGAGGCTTTTGCTGCTATCGCGGCTAATCCTAGCCCCTATACGGTAGGTTCTGATGTTGGACCTACGACCCTAGAGGTTGCCAGAACAGATAGCCGGTACATAGGCGCAACAATTATTGTGCGTACTAATCTTACTGCTGCACAGAGCAACATAAGCGCACCTTGGCCTACTGATCGTGCGCTGCGTGTGGAGCAGGGTAGTATAAACCCCACAATACCATTTACCGGGCTTCCTTATGCTAAACCGGAGTGGTTCAACTCTGCCCAAAAAGCTATGGATGCAAGCCAAGAGTTGGTTTTAACCAGAGGTATAACATACACAGAGAATATTGTTATATCCAGCAGCACTAAGCTCATCACTGGTGGTGGCACACTTAAGGGCAGCATCTCCATAGAAGGCTCAGCGGCATCTCCTATACTCGATGTTAAAGTGGTGGGTATTATTATTGATCTAGGTCGCCCTGATACTGGTGGGAATCACATATCGCTGAAATACGCAAAGGATATCTTGATTGACACGATTACATTCATTGGTGGGGATAAGTGCATATATATCCACCAGATAGATGCAACGCAGCATGTAGCTCGTATGTTAATTACAAGGTGTCATACACAGGCCGCTTCATCATCTTTGTACACAACAGCGGAAAAGGCTAACGCATCACCGTGGACATATAATACCGCAGCGTATCCAAACTATTTTTATTACTGTGATAGCCCCTTTCCTGGGAATGTTGGAGGAACTATAAAATTCGGGTGTGGTGACGTTAGCATTATTGCCAACAACCCCGTTTTAAACTCCAAGGGCAATATTTATGTTATCGGGCAAGATGGTATGGTTATCAGTAGCAACACCTTCTTTATGCCCGGTGGGTACTACAGAAGTCAGATAAAAAACAACAACATCTATGGGGAATATGTAGGGTGGTTGAACATTACTGGTAATGAGTTGTTTGAAGCAGGTAAAGAATCCATCTTACTTAAATGGGTGTCAGATACCGCGATTACAGGAAACATCATTGCATGGCCGGGACAACGTGACGCGGTAAATGGGCATGGTATTAAACTAACGGGTGGTGGCGTAGCTCCCGCAGGTTACACATGGACATCAAGTTCTATCACTGGCAATAACATTAGAATACCTGTCGGCCACGGTATCGTCATAGACCCTAATACCGATGCTGTTACTATCACTGGAAATACCATAACAACGGCAGGGAACAGCAGTGTCTATTATGGTGATGGTACTAAACCCCAAGGAGCAACAGCTACACCCGCTCTAAGTGGTACTCGTTATGGCGTATCAGTGGATGCTACGTGTTATGGAGTAACCGTTACAGGCAACAACTCACCACATAACTATAACAGTCTTCCTAAATCCACTTCCACCATCCTCGGTCCAGTGTATGCTGCCGGTCCTCTGAATTTTGCAAATACTGAAACTAGTGGCAATAGTGCAGATACGGCAACCGTACAAATTAGTACTATCACGGGAAATACTATAACAACGGCGGGGAAGCGTCGTGTGTTACTGCTTGTCGCTGGTGGCGGTACGATCAATACAATAACGGGAGGGGCCAACGGTGATGTTGTGACGTTTAACAACGGTAGTACCGCTGTAACTTTTACCCATACTACCGGGCAGATTCAGTTGGAAAACGGGGCCAGTATGGTGTTGGGGTATAGACGCACATTAACCTTGCAAAACTTTGCAGGTGTGTGGTGGGAGATTGCGCGGTCTACTCTTCCTACTGATGTTACGTCAGGTCTGCCAGTATATGCTGACAACGCAGCGGCAACCGCAGGCGGATTAGCGGTTGGGACTGGGTATCGGACTAGTACCGGCGTTTTTATGGTGCGGTACTAAATGATAAATGAAACTCCAACAGTAGTGGGGGTGGTGGCTAGGACAGCACCACCTCTTGTTGTATCTACCACATCCTTTCTTGGCGTTGAGTTCCAGCATTGGGTATACATACTAACCAGCATCTACACACTATTCCAACTTATACGACTACTTCCTAAGATGTACAGTTGCGTACTGTGCTTCAGCAGGGCGTGGAAGTGCAAGAAGGTCTGCACACAAGGCAAATAATATGGCAACCAAAAGAGTAAGTGAAGCACGCGGTAATGAGCTTCTTGAACTTGTCTTCGATGTTGTGATTACCCAAATGAAAGACCATGCCGTAGTAATTGATGAGACTACAGGGGAAGAGGTTAAAGCGTTTACTGCTACACCTGCCCTACTCACTTTTGCAGGTAAGCTCCTTAAGGACAACAGCATTACCCTACAGGCTGATGAAGCGGAAGGGAGACTTAATGCCGTTGAACAAGAGTTGGCTAATCGCAAGAAACACAGCAGGCTTGCAAGTGTAAGCTATCTAAACAAGGAAGCAGTTAACGACTAAGCATGTCATTCCAAAGGGAAGATGCTGAGTCTGCCCTTGTCCGTTGGGAAAGCCTAGAAGCACTCCAAAGACACTACACCGACTTTTACGACTTCTTGTATGACGTTCAAATGGAAGTCTTCAGTTGGGACACTACCCCGGTACAGTTTGATATAGGAGAGTTCCTACAACACGGCGGTAGATACATAATGATACAAGCTCAACGTGGTCAGGCTAAGACTACCATTACGGCAATATACGCTGTGTGGTGTCTTATCCATGACCCAAAGCACCGTGTCATTATCATAAGTGCAGCAGGAGATAAGGCTAACGAGATAGCCAAGGGTATTATAAACATAATCAATGCAATGCCTATGTTGGAGTGTATGCGACCAGACAGAAATGCTGGCGATAGAACTTCAACTGAGGCGTTTGATTTGCACTACACGCTCAGGGGCGACAACATGAACCCTAGTGTAAAGTGCATGGGAATAACCTCTAACCTTCAGGGTAAGCGTGCTGACTTGCTTATCGCTGATGATGTTGAATCCACAAAGAACGCTAGTACACAGACACAACGTAACCAGTTGTTACACCTCACACGCGACTTCAGTTCTATCTGTACTGATGGGCGGATAGTCTACCTAGGGACTCCCCAAACTATAGATAGTATCTACAACACCCTACCGGGACGTGGTTATGCAATCCGTATATGGCCGGGACGGTTCCCTACTGCTGAAGAAGAACTTGAGTACGGAGACCACCTAGCACCCTTCATTACCAGACAGATGCAAGAGAACCCTGCCTTGCGTACTGGTGGTGGTATCCTCGGTGATGTTGGACAGTGCATTGACAGCAGGATTGATGAGTCTGTCTTGCAGGAGAAAGAGCTTGACCAAGGGCCAGCGTACTTCAAGCTACAGCACATGCTCTGCACGAAGTTGTCTGACTCTGAAAGGTTCCCGCTTAAGGCACGTAACCTTGTGTTCATGCACCTTAACCCAGATGAAGTAAACGGCAAGATCACATGGCAACCTCGCCCTGATCTGCGTATACAACCATATCAAGGCAGTAACCTACAAGAAGAGTTCTACAGACCAGCACACCTCTTGCCTGAAATGTTTAAGTACGCAGGTAGGATGATGTACGTCGATACCGCCGGTGGTGGTCAGAACGGCGATGAGACAGCAGCCTGTGTTACCTTCTTCTTACATGGCTATGTGTTCGTTATGGACGTAAGAGGCTTCCCCGGTGGACACAGGGATGATGTGTTCGACGGACTAAGTGCAATGGCTTACAAGTGGGGAGTGAACAACATACAGGTTGAAAAGAACTTCGGAAACGGTGCGTTCGCCCAAACATGGCGACCTATCCTAGACAAGTTCTACAATGAAACCTCTAATGGTCAGAAGAACGTAGGCCCGATCATTGAGGACGTGTGGGAGTCTGGTCAGAAGGAACTCAGGATAATAGAGAACCTTGAGCCTATCATGGCAAGGCACAGCTTGATAGTTAATGAACATCTTATCCAGCAGGACGTGGAAAGCACACAGAAGTACGCAGCAGACAAGCGGTGTACATACATGCTGTTCCATCAACTCGTAAGGATTACCCGCGACCGTGGTGCGCTCATGCACGACGATAGGCTTGATGCCTTAGCTGGTGCTGTACGCTTTTGGGTTCTCAGAATCAATCAGGATGCTGACAAGGTTATGGCAGCTAAACAGTCTGAGGATATAATGAAGTTCTTTACAGACCCTTTCGGGCACAACAAGGTCAACACCGGCTTTAACCAGATGAACGCTTTTAATAAATTCGATAAACGATAACAGGAGATAACATGCAGATTCAAGTGATTGACTTCCCTAGTGACATCTACGGAGAAACTTATAAGCTCCGTGAAGAAATGACTAAGTGCCTTCAACGTGCAGCTACTTCAGATACAGGTGCCGCTGTTCTTAGTGAGGTTATTAAGTTCTCTATAGGGAAGCTTAAGCAGGCCAACGCTGAACGTGCAGCATCTAAGGTAGTTGAGCCGGTAGTTGTACCTGATGCTACGCCTCCTACGGAGTAGTGTTGTCCTTGCTATGTTGTGTGTACTGCCTTGTGCGGTACACGCAGCAGACGCAGGGAAGGCTCTTGTAGTTGTGTTCGGGCATGAGGGTGGGTTGCAGTGTGACCCGTCCGACCCCGGCAACTGGACAGGTGGCAAGGTAGGCTATGGCAAGCAGGGTTGCACGAAGTTCGGCATAGCAACCAACACCTACCCTAAAGAGGATATACGCAACCTGACCTTAGCCCGTGCTGCTGTGCTGTACAAGAGAGACTTCTGGAAACCCCTGCGACTAGATGAACTTGAGAGTCAAGCACTAGCTACGGAGATATTTGATACTAGCGTTAACTGTGGTGTTGGTACAGGTGCTAACATACTCATTCAACTTGTGAATATCTTTGGCCCTGCTAGCTATAAGCTTACAGGTAAAGTTAATGCTGAGCAGATCGAGTGGATAAACAAATACACCCGCAAGAAGACTAATAGAACAACCTTCTACAAAGCTTTGAACGTACTGCAAGGTGAACGGTATCTGATGATAATACAAAGGAACCCTAAGATGATGAAGTACTCTAACAGTTGGTTCTCAAGGGTTGGTCAGTAATGCAGAAATACAAATACTACTTAGTAGCTCTAGGTGTTGTTGTACTTCTGGCTATAACCTATAAGACTTTTGATAATACCTTTAACATTAAACCGCTTGAACAATCCAAGAACCTTCCGGTAAAAGCCCTTACAGATACGGTGGTTATTCCTGTGAAGGCATTGCCACGGAAGGCGGCTGAGAGGGTCGCTAAGCAGAAAATCCCGGTGGGGCAGGTAGTAACCGCAGCAACGGAAACAAAGCCCTCACGCACCGGATACGACGTTATAAGCACGATTGATACACAGACCGGAATTAACACTCTGATGCAGCGCGAGAAGCCTGAAAACGCTGTTAGCTTTGAGGCAACCGGGAGGTACGGCGTGACGTATGGGGTGAACTCAAAAGGCTCTCAGATCGTCGGTATCGAAGCGGAGTACACACCTTTGAGAGTGCTGAGTACAAATATTTCTGTGGACGCACGAGCTAAGGCTGAATTAATGAGTAACGGAAGAATCCAACCAGATTTGTACATCGGCGTACAGGCATGGAAGGAGTTTGATTGGCCTTAGTGGTATACTGTATACACAAGTTTAATTACAGGCTAACTATACTGCTTTAATCTATAACATGTGTATGAAATTAGTGCTTTACACCACTAATCTGTACCCGCATACTCTAGGCATGTAAGTCATTTGACGTAGCCCAGGAGAGTTCAGATGTTGAAGCGTAAAGAGGTATGTTCACTAGTGGGATTGTGCTATACAACAATTTACACATTAGAGAAGCAGGGTAAGTTCCCACGTAGGCGCAAGCTCAGTCCCGGTCGTGTCGGGTGGGTTAAACAGGAAGTTCGGGATTGGTTGCATAACCTCGACAATGTTAAGTCAGTGTTTCTGGCTCTAGGTCTTCTTTGTTAGATACAATCCTAAGTACTTCAGCTTCAAGCTTGATTAGGGCGGTACGTTTCTCTTCTTGGTACTCATACTTGTTGTACACCTTGACCATACCACGCTTAGTGTGATTCAACACAGCTTCAGCGTGTTCTTCTAGGACTCCAAGTTTAGCCATAAGTGTACGTGCCGTCCTTCTTAAGTCATGAGGTGTCCACCTAGGTATGTTGAAGTACTTAGCTCTGGATACTACTTGACTAAGAGAGTTCCGCTTAACATCAAATAGTAATCCTGTGATACCTTCTGAATCCTCTTCCTTATCTTCTGGTATATCCCCGATTAATTTCAATGCAGTTCCGGTGAGGTGTACTATGTGCTCGCCCTTGCCCTTCTCAGCCCTTTCCTTCGGGATAGTCCATGTCGTACCCTCTAGCTCATTCTTATGCAGGCCAGCGACCTCTCCGGGCCTCTGAGCGCATACCAGGATGAGTTTTAGTGCTCGGTGCGCCGGGGTGTTGTTGAGGGTATTCCATATTGTCTTTAGCTCCTTCTCACTGAGCGTCCTGTCCCTCGGAATGTTCTTCAAGTCCGGTACTACCTTAGTGAGCTTCAGTGCAGGGTTAGCTCCTATGTAGTCACGTTGCAAGGCGTAGTCGAACACACCTCTCATAGCTTTATGTACATTACTTACCTGTCCTGAACTCCTGTGACTAACTCTCTCAAGTAAGGCGATACAATCCCTACGGCGTATCGTGCTTATATCGGTAGTACCCCAATGCGGAAGTACATCATTCTCTAGGCTTAACTTATTCGTCTTGTACCACGAGTCACTATGATTCTTTTTAGACCACTTTATGAACTGGTCAGAGAACTCCTGGAAGTGCATAGAAGTATCTTGTTGAGTCTCTAGGGATGATTCCGGGATACTCTGCTCTTCCGGTTCCTGACCAGCTTTAACTCTGTTGTATGCAGTGTTGTACTTCGTCCTTGCTTCTGCTAAGGTTACAGCAGGATACTCACCTAGGTTGTGGTGGTGTCTCTTACCGTCCTTGGTATAGATAAAGAAGAATGTCTTTAATCCACTAGGTTGCACCCGTACAGCAAAGCCGTGGTTCTCTCTTACGTAGTATCTCTTCGGGAGTGGTTTACCTTCAGGCTTGAGGTTCTGGATATACTTGTCGGTGAATTTCATTAATGGCTCCGTGGTGCAGGATTTAGTGTAACCTAAGTGTAACCCTTGAGGGTCTTGCAGCAGCACGAATACCGCTGAACAAGTACGTATAGATATACGCTTCAAATGCAGGTGTGTCAAGGGAAATATTACAAAGAGGTTACACCAACGTGAACAACTAAGAACAATGTCGAAACGGGTGTTCCTATCCTTACAAGCTGGATGTCACAGGTTCGATCCCTGTTTCGCCCACCAATAAACACCGACACATCAAGGAGTTAGGCTTAGTTGCTTAGCTCCTTTTTGTTGTCTGGAATCCGGTGTAACCTCTGGTGTAACCAGTTGTGTAACCTCCATGACAAGCCGTAACCTCCTGCACAAACGCCCTACCCTTCAATCAGCCCTCCTTATAGATATAAACCGGTTCCAATCCTAGTTGTAAGCTCAGGTAGAATGTTGAAAATATCTTGATAGTGCAAAGTGGTGTTCCGACTCTGAGTAAACTCTGATCTCCCCCCTTCGACTTCTAAGTAACGCGTAGGCGTTCTAAGTAATCGAGCGTGTTCTAAGTAACGCACCTCTGAATATATCGCGCAGATTATCTCTTGCCTGACCTTGGATGATACCGGAGTACCACCGGAGATTATACCGGAGTGCATATCAGGGTACTAACAGGTATCAATCTGGTACTAACATGGTACAACCTAGTACTAACAGGTATCATCTAAGATAAACCGAGTGCATACACGTTCACATCTATCTAGTTTTATTCTGTCTTGTAGTACTTACATACCCTGTATATACCTGTTTAACCCTGTATTTGAACCGCTTTAAAACCCGTATTTTAACCCGTATTTCAACGGAATTACCCTTATATTTCACATACTTAGACTTAGGGCTTCCTTATAGATAAATAAACCGTCCGTATCTATCTAAAAAGAACAAGTTTAAAATCCTTTGTTTATATCCTTATTGTTTACCAGTTTATTACCAGTTAGTTACCTGTTTACTACCTGTTTACTACCTTTGGAGCTATGTTAACAACTAGCTTATAACTCAATTACTACTAGCTTTATACCACTATGATATACTCTATGTTATAATCCTATGTTGTATAGCTATGTTTACTACTAGGTTATATCAAGCTTATATCTAGCAGGTTATTACAAGGTTACTACTAGGTTATACATATACAGGTTACAGTCTGGTTATCATCCAGCTACAATCTGGTTATATAGTCCGTTGACATCAAGCTTTATTTTACAGCTAAATACCTATATATTTTCATGGGTTATCTAACATCAGGTATAATAGTTGTTACCATTAGGAAAATAAAGATAGACAACATCATTTATATTTGCTAGGTTGTCTCAACATTTGAACAGAAGCAAACAGGGTTACACGGTTACAACGCTCTTTTGACAACTTAATATCTTAGCTTGACAGTCAACTAACTATCCTGTATAAGGGTACACAGTTACAGCGTAACAGGGAACAGTGCTTCAATCACCCAATATCATGGCCGGGTTAACCTGTTACGGGTAACATAAGAGTAAAGCAGATAGTGAATTAGCTTGACAAGCAAGATGTTAGGTGGTATAAGGGTAGCACGCTGTAAGCAGGAACTAACACTGTGAAGTGTTAAGAGTACATAAGCACACGGCTATACTCCTACCGTGGGAGATAAGCTGAGTAATCTGGATACGGGTAGTGCCGATTCTCAATTAATCGGAAGCGTTTGTTGGCTCCGGCAATCGGAAGTGCAAGCGGGTACTAGAAATACGTCTTAGCAAGGTGTATGCACTAGTACTAAAGGGGAGAGTCCCGCAAGACTCAGGTAGCAATCGGCTACTACATAACCCGTCTATGTGGACTAAGTAAAGAACGGCTGATTTATAGCGTGCGTCGAATTGACCTGCTAGACGATTAGACTAAGTAAAGAACGGGCCTTAACCTCAAAAGGGAATAGGAATAGGATGTGCATGTTTAAAACCATCGCCTGAAAAATGGGTTGGTAAAAACGTAGGTGTTATAACTACGGTAGTGCATAGACCTTAAAACTTGAGTTACTCAGATAAGGACGGGCTATAGTTGCATCCAGTGAGGGCCAAATGTTGAAGGGTAGTATCTATACCATTTTGGCTTAACTTTGACCTTGACTAGATGTAACCACAAGCAGGCTCTATGCCTGACTACCGTAACATAGGAGAACATCATGGCTAATCTAACTAAACCATCTACACTGGAATCAGCACCAAAGGCACTCAAGCTTATCACTGGCGAAGCGGATATAACCCAGGGTATCAAGAGTGCTGAAGGCAGGGGTAAATCCTTGCAGAAAGACTGGCACATCTTGGCTTGCAGCATCATTGCACACATCGAAGCACACAGGGCAAACGGGGTTAATGCTAACCTAGCTAATGCTCTGGTAGCATCATTGCCTAATGGGGTACGTAAGAACGCCCTGCTTGACTGGTTCTGTGCTCATGGTGCTGTTGAGTTCAACGATGAGACACGTAAGCTCATGTTCTCCAAGACACAGAAGACGCTACAACTCCAAGCTGAAGCCAAGCCCTTTTGGGAGTTCAAACCGGAACCTGCATACCACGCCTTTGATCTGGACAAGGCAATCTCTGACCTGCTGAAACGTGCCGAGAAGCACGCCGAAGCCAAGGACAACCGGGATACGATTGATATGGAGAGACTTGCTAAGCTCAAGGCTCTTGCACCAGTAGCAAAAGCTTAGTTCAAGACCTGCTCCACCATCTGACACATTACCACAAGTTTGTACAGGGCGCAACAGTGTATTCCTTCCAAGGTATGCCGCTGTTGCGCTCTTTGTTTGGAAGATTGGTTGGAACGCTGAATAGGACACATAAGAAAGCTGTTAACACTGAAGGCTCGCGGTAGTCACTCCGTACTATGTGTCCTGTTGAGTAGTCCAACTACTTGAACCACCAATCTAAACAGTCAGTCCTAAGCTCAAGGAGAACAACATGTGTATTACACTGGAAGGTAACATGTACAGCGTACAAGGGTATGCCGAGAAGCGTGTATTTCGTAGCATAACCAAGGCTATTAAGCACGTTCGTTACCTGGGACAAGTGCCGGTGTTCAACCTGTGAGGTTAACACACAAGGTCAACACATAACAAGGAGACAGTATGCTACGAATGACTAAGAGAATCACTGTGATGTACCACAAAGAGGACAACGAGTACATAGTTCCGCCTCAAAGCATGTTCAAAGCTTCATTACACACCGCAGACTGTATGCGTGACGCTATTGAAACGGTACGGAGTATTCACGGTGAAGTAGCTGTTCGTTTCATAACTGTTGGTTAAGACAAGGGGACATTATGCGTAAAATAGAACTCAACATGCTTACACCGATCTTCAGCCAAGCTGAGCTTGACGCTATAGCCTACCTCACAACATGGGCGTATAGCTCTTATGACACAGTGAGTATCTTCCAAGAACAGGGCGGCAATATCATGGCTACCTACCACAACGCAGAGAAGAACAGTTACTATGTAATTGGTGCAATACTCGACAGCACATCCAAGACATACACCTTTCATTCGTAGTTAAAGCGTAGCCGCTGAACTCCCGGATGCTCACTAAGACCTGATATTACAACAAGGAGTACAACATGATGAAGACATTGGCAGACCTGAAGAAGGTGGTTGTCACTGGCTCTAGGTGGCATCTGGAAGCTCAGCTACCTCTGGGCAGGACTTGGACACCAGGTATCCGTGAGGTTGGGCATACACAGTCTAACTCCTTTGCTTTCGTTAACCCGCTTACACAGAAGCTATCGTGGTGTGATTGGCCTAAACGTAGTGAGGTTGAGCTAGGTGATAGGACGTTCACCATAGACACAGGGCACTCTAAGCTGTGTTACACAAGGGAAGACAAGTACCTTGAAGACAACTTCACGGACTACGACGCTTCACCTAACAACCATGAGGTGACACCATGAGCGCACAACTCTCGTATGAGGAACGCCGGGAACAAGAGAAGAAACAAGAGAAGTTGAATGAGCAGAAGGCCGGGGAAATAGCTACGCTGTTCAAGGGTATCCTACAGCCGCCTGTGTATGAACATGGTTACTGCAACCACTTCACCATTAAGTGCCGGGCTTTGGACACAGACTGTGAACTACACTTGAGCTTTGGTGGATACCAGAACGCAGGGCGTGTATGTGTGTCCGGTAGGTACTGCCATGACATACCTTGGAAAGAGAAGGCTATACAGATCACGATAGACGCTAGCAAGGATGCGTTTGTTATCGCTAAGGACATAAGCAGGAGGTTCTTACCGAAATACGTGATGCTTCAGACTATCTGCCTTGAGAACAAGAACAGGGCCGATGCGTTCAAGAACAAATATCAAGCTGTGCTCAATGAGTTACTTGTACACCCTGCTATCACGAAACCAGCACATAGGGATCGTGAGCTTTACCTTCAGGGTAAGATCGGCGGTAAGATTGATTGTATATCCGCCGATGCTAGGACGTGTGACTTGGAACTACGTAACATAAGTGTTGATGTAGTCCATGCTTTAATTAACCTCGCAACATCGTACAAGGCACCTGCTTCTTAGGTACTCCTTATAGATCGCGGAACTTCTGGTACACCACTTGAGGCACTGCTGAGCTACAGGATGCTTAACTTGTACTGCTAATTCACAACGCTTTAGATAGCTATGAAAGGAGACTTATGTTATACCTAGGCCGAGCTAAGATCGCTATTAAGCCGCGTATGAACAAAGTTAAGGTTGCTACAGTGAAAAGTAGGATTGCCTAAAAAGTAGGCTTCTGAATTTGCCCTGTGAGCCGTTAAAACCACCTCGGGTATACCCTAGTATGCCCTACAAACTGATGCACCGACCTAGGAGGTCACACATGAGCGCAAAGA